CACCCCCACCCGTAGGAAACGTCAGGCCTTCGCACGCAAAACGCATAAAACATCGCCCTCACCGCATTGAGCACATTATCTGATGATGTCGTGAGCACCCCCGATGAGTTCCCGGTGAACTTCTGGTACACGTTGCCATCAGGCAAGACACACAAACAACAAACAGCACCTATATAGTAATTTATAATACGACAATAATTTTCCTTCGTTCTGTCCTCCGGACGTAGGCACTGAAACCGATACTCAACCAAATCATCAAAGAATTGGTTTGGTGTGGTCCCATCTTGACCAGCAATATCCCCTTCGAAGGCGTTGGGGTGTCGCTCAAGTTTCCGCACATGGAGATCATGACCGCCTGCCCAGGGGTTGAACCCTACGGCGTTACATGTCTCATAGTGCGAATCATACAAGCGTTGGTTCATGTCATCAAACAACCTCATTCCTGTAACGAGGTGTGGTAGTTCGCCCCCGCACGTGGACCGTGCGTAACCGGACACCACTTTCCTCGTCTCCAGTAACTCCTCTTTCGTATTCACAGTTGCGAACATCGGAATCGCTCCGCCAGAGAGCCTCCTCCAATAGTCAGCATAATATGTGTGAAATGAAAGATCGTTCAATGCTTCCGACTTTTTCTTGTATTTGCCTATCCAAGGCCAGCTCACGCTGGTCTTGTCATTGACGTCCTCAATGACCACTGAATAATCCAGAACCTCGCTCCCAGCCATACAACCCCCAAACTCACGTCTGAATAGCTCAAATGACTGTGGCCAGGCATCTGTATCAAAACCAGGAAAGTTACCATACGCAGGGCGATTGTACTTTCCAAAATCATCGTAGCTCGACTCCGGTAAAACTTGGGTTCGCCTGTACCCAAGTGTTGTGGGGTCAATGCCACACTCTTCAAAGAAATGCTTTACGTCACTGCTTATTACACGGTTATTAGTGGCCTTCCTCCTGTAGACCTTTCCGATATGTCTGAGGTGCGTATACCCGCGATCCTCTCCCTCCATGCAATAGATAGCGAAGGGATAGGCCGCAAGGACATCCCCCAGTACGTAAGGCTGTTTCTTTAACGCCTCGACACCCACGCGAAGGCTAAGCGGTTTATCGCCTCGCAACATGGTTGCATAGCCTCAATAGCGGGTTCGCCTTCCCTTAAATGGGGAGGCACAATAGTTTCCTCAACAATAAACCGTCCGTATCGCCTGACATTCTTCCTTATGTCTAGACAATCCTCTACGGTATGTTTGCGACTGTCACAAAAAGAGCACCTCAGCTTTTTATACTCTTCTTTACGCGGGCAGTCACGCATCACGTGGTCCCCACCACAATTAAAACAGCCATCCGACATACGGTTGAC